GCGGTTTTCTCATCCGGGGAGATGAGGGCGATGTGGAGCTTGAAGTTGGCGAGCCAGTTTCCGGAGCTAGTGCCGCGGGATCCCGAGTGTCGGAAGGGGGGTCCCGTGATCTTGACAGAGTAGGTCGAGCGTGGGTCGTCGTTCGAGACGAACCGGTATTTGCGCGTTTTCTGATTGCGTTCGTGTCTCATCAGCTCAGGGCCGCCGGGGAACTCACAGCTCACGCCTCCACGTGCGTCGATGTAGTCCTGGAGGCGTCCCTCGTGAGGCATGAAGAGGCACATGTGCCAGTCCCAGTTGGATCCGTCATTCTCGATGAACATGATCTGGGCAGCGGTCAGCACCGTGTTACACGTCGCACAGTCTCCACACATCGCGGTGCACATGCGCTTCGCGTTTCGAATGACGCGAGCGAGCTTGGTGCGCCAACTTTCCGTGGGCTGGTGCTTGATGCTCCATGCCTCGAAGGATGCGTGGCCGAAGAGAACCTTCTCGAGAATCACCCACCCGTACAGGTCCAGTACCAACCGCACTGTGCCGTCGTTGATGACAATGCGGGGCTTCCCCTTCCCAGAGTCCATCTCTTGCGGCTTGATGCTGATGTCTGGGGGGGGGATGACGCCGCGGTCGCAGGCCTCGCGAGCCTGTGCGATGAAGTTGCGGCGTTCTGTCTCACTGTACTTGCTGGGGAGTGATGTGACGAGAAGCTCCTCGTCGACGTGGGTCTCGTTGATCTCGTGTGCGATCGCTGGGATAAGCCATTCGTCCAGACGGTCCTCGATGCGCTTCATCATGCTTGCGGCCTCCGGTGATCCTGTCCCGTAGAACTTGAGATCAGCACAGGGGCTCACTCGCATGTTCATGGCGCGCATGAGGTTGAGGCGTGTCTGGTCGAAGAGCAACACGGTGTTGGCCACTCGCGCACGGACAGACCCGATGACGTGGGCCTGCGTTTTGTCCGTGTACTGGGCGAGGTAGCCGTTCTCTCGCGCTGCTGAGCCGCGGATGGCGCCAAACTCGAGATCATCCTCACACACAAAGGTGGGGAGGCCCTCAACCTCGGTGGAGGTCTTCTTGATCTCGATGTCGCGACGCTTGTCACCTTCTCCGTAGCTCAGGTTCCACACGTTCTGCGGCGGAGCTGCTGCTGGTGCCTCGCCCATACTCACGGCGCGCACGGCGCCGTAGAGTGCTGAGTTCAAGATGGGGTGGGCGTTCTCAGAGTAGAACGCGAACTCCTCAGCAGTGATCATGGGGGGACTGCCGGCTGGGAAGGCGAGGCCTCGCAGTCTGGCGAAGAACGTGTAGTGTGCGTCTCGCAGCTCTTTCGAGAAGTCGCGACCCCGCTCCATCGCCTCGCGGAGGCACGCCGCCGAGCGCCCAGGCAGGAGCTCAGTCGGGAGGGGGATCCATGCGACGTATGGACGGTGCGTGCGGAAGTCGCGCCACTCCGTCCA